TCGGCCCTCTGGGGTGATACACGTATTGTGTGCTTCTGAATGCAAAACTACTAAAAAATTTTTAACTACCAAAATCTTTGAGAGCGTAGGGGTATTATGAAACACACCCCACCTTAAGTAGAGTATTAACAGTACCCCCGGGTACACAAAACTATTGATATGCAAGAGAACATTGCAGGTGTAGTAGTAGGTTCAGTAGCTCGTTCCTATGAAGGCAACACATACTACAGAGCTACAGCAAAGACAGCAGAAGGACTGATTTCCTTTAAGATAGCAGAGCGTCCAGCTTCAGGACAAAATGTATTGCTAGACATTTACAAGAAAGGCACCAAGCTACCATTTGGAGATGGTTCTATTCTTGAGAAAGATTTAGCAGTATGTAAGTTAGATAACTTCGATATTGAGGTTGTGAAGACAGCAGACGCATTGCTAAAAGAGCTAGAGGGTATTACATTGTAATACTCTTTATCTATCAACACAACATTAGTGTGTGAGTGTGTCAACTAGACTGCATTCACCACTTTTGTGGGTCTTTCACATTTAGTGTCATTATTAACCATTACATTATATATCATTATGGACGAAGGCGAATGGCTAGACTGGATAATGGGAATTAGATTCCATAGTTATCCATACTAAAGATAATCTGATGAGCTTTTATTAAGCGAAACACTATGTGTCATTATCAAAATATATAGAAAGGTCGTGATATTCGACGTATTCCTAAGCAAGAAGACAAAAGGCTTTTTTAAAGATATTTAAGATTACAGGAGCTTAACATAATAGAGTGGTCGATCTCTTTATGACAGGCAGGTTTGATCACCTGTGCCGACAGAGGCAGTTGAACTACAAGGTAGATTCAATCCTGTTGCTCCGTACAAAATAGCCTCACTCGTAAGACGGAAGGGAAGGAAGGATACCGATGACTAAATGTCAACGCAGAGTCTGGGCTTGTTTTTAACAAAGATATACTGATGAGTCTTCAATAGACGAAACACTGTAAAGTGTCTATATCAACCAATGTTATATATTATGTCTTATTATACTTACGGCAGACTAAAGTTCTGCTATCAATTGTTAGCGTTTCTTACAGGTATTGTATCTATAATACTTGCAATATTCGCTATTGTTAATACTTCAATTTTGTACGGCTGCGCAACAGCTGTTACAATAATGCTAACTGCAGCGTTCATCAAAAGATCTGAGATGTATCAGACAAAGATGGACAACTGGAGTTACAAACACTATTTAGACAATGAATAGTAATTATACCCTCAAGGACTTAAGAGTACTAGTTGTACTCTTTGTCCTTGCGGTGTGGTTAACATCATGTTCCTCACCGAAAACATTGACAGGAAATGGATATGTAAAATCACATTGTAAAATGAAACGATGAAATATCTAATTATACTTATTTGTATCATAGCTCTAGGTAGCTGTGGTACAACACGTAGTCTTGAGCGTGCTAAGCTCGACTATGAACTTGACCAACTGTGGTCAGAATACAATTACAAAGCTGATTCTATTTGGATTCAGTATAATAATACAATCTCGGTGGATGCTCCTTCACTAACTGAATAAGCTTTACGCTAAAGGTTGGACGAGATATAATCAAGCAATGTATCCTGGGGGAGCAAGGCCAGTCGTGGCTACTGCTTAATATACCTACGAGAGGTAGTCCTACGGATACACTTGACATAATATAATAACAGGTGTAACAATAAGCCTAGTGGTTAGTGATAACCTTCTAGAACTAGTGACGAACAGTAGAGGTGCCTCAAAGGGGAATGTAACATCGAGAAAAACGGCTGCTGACCTGTTATTAGTAACATAAAGAGAGTTGGTTAGTGCACATAACCACCATCCCGATACAAGTGAAGCGGTGAAATACAGAAATAAGACTAGGATCTGTACTCTCTTTTTTATAATTAACAGAGGACACTGCTGAAAGTGTGTCATTGCTAACCACAATATATAATTACTAATTTATTAAATCTAAAAGAAAGTGAAAGAAAATGAAAGACTAATTTGGACAGTAACTTACAGTTGCGATGAATCGGGTGACACTACAGTGCCACTAAACTATCACACTTGCCAAAGAACATCAGTTTTTGGTAATAGTGAAGAAGCTCATGACTTTTATTCTCAATGCATTGGGCAGAAGGATATTAGACAGATAGCTATATCTTATGATGACTTATGTCGTGCAAAATACGATGTTATAGACATAGACAAACTTAATTATTAATTTTTTAATCCATTAGAAATGACAAATGCGATGAACAGTGGTAGTATCCCCACTCTAAATGAGAATGATACACTATTGTACAGAATCTGGTCTACAAGTTCAGACAAAGTACAGCTAGAATTTATTGAAAATGTAAACAATCCATACAGAAGTGGTGGTGGTGCAGGTATAAACTTATTATATCTTGCTAACAAATCAGATGTAAGATTTACTCGTAGAGGGTATCGTGCATGGTTGACTGGTACTGCTGAAGATGTTTACCCATTATTCAACATTGATCCTAACCATGTAGCTAATAGCTGGCAACATGATGCTGAAAGAGATAAGAATTATGTTGAACTAAACATTGTTAATCCAACTGTTGTTGGTGTAGCTAGTCCTGATGGCGAAGTTGTTCGTGCTAGAGTTCAGATTACTGAATCTACAGAGCCTAACGCTTGGCAAGCTGAAGATCCAGAGAACCGCTGCAAGCGCAAAGGTAAAGATGGTGAAGTTATGCTACACAATGGAAAGAAAGTATTTATGAATGCACAAGTTGTATCATGTTATGGTGACACAGCTGCAGAGCAAACATTCTTGAAGACAGACACTGCTGTTGTACAAAACGCAGATGCCTTGGATAAGTTTGCAGATGTTGCAGGATTAAACCTAGGATAATATAAATAATTTAGGTATATCATTTGTTTGGTATACCTAAATTTACTATATTTGTAAAGTTTTATAAAGAATATTTATACATAATTATCTAAATCATTGAAAATGAATACATTAATAAAAAGCGCAGGTAAGGTAGTAGCTACAGTATCTGCATCTCATAATGTCACAGTAACTGAAAAGCAGATTACTATTGACTTATTTACTACCACGACTAAAACCAAAACCAAAAGACGTGGAAGACCTGTAGGGTCTAAAGCTAAGAAGTCTACTAAGACTACGAAGAAGACAGCCTAATCAATAGACTGTTAATACTAATTGATAATGAAGGGGCCTTGTGCCCCTTTGTTGTCTAATTCTATTTATCATGCAGAATACTACTTTAACTAGAGGAGAAGTATCTCTTCTTATACACAGCGTACAGCGCACTTTAATTAAGCTAGAGCAATATGATTCTAGTAGTGAGTTGGTTAGAAAGCATAGACTTCTTATCAACAGATTATTAGATATAGAGCAGGCACTGAACGAAGAAATAAAGAAAGAACCAATAACAATATATAAATAATGGGAAAGATGAAAGAGTTATATGCAGCTATTCAAGAGGGAGAGATAGAAACCTTAAGACATAAGATTAGATCAGCTGAGCAACAAGGTCAGCCAGAATTAGAATGGCAAGGTAAATTTGTATCCACAACATATGCTACATATCTAGTACAATTTAGTGATACATTCTTAAAAGAACTAACAGATGATAACATTAGTAACGCAAACAACAAGTCTGAGCGACTCATATAAGCTAGGCACTATTCAAAATGTGGTAGACTATTGCCACGACAAAGAAGTTCTAGGTGTTGATACAGAAACTGAAGGATTTGACTTTACTTGCAAGAAGATGATTATGTTCCAGATTGGGGACGAGCATCAGCAGTTTGTTATAGACACTAGGTTTATTGATATTACACCTTTAAAAAATATATTAGAATCGCCTGCTATTATAAAGATATTTCACAATGCTAAGTTTGACTACAAGTTTATTAAAAAGTGGTCAGGTATAGAATGTGATGGAGTTTATGATACGTTTTTGGTTGAAAGAATACTATCTTGTGGTCGTCACATAGGTTATGGACTGAAAGACCTCTGTAAACGCTACTTAAATGTAGAATTAAATAAGGAAATCAGAAACCAATTTATAGGGTTATCCGGCCAAGCTTATCGTGATGACCAGATAGTATACGGTGCCAAAGACGTAGAATATTTATGTAAGCTTCGTAAGCTACAGTTGCCTAAGATAGAAGAGTTTAAACTACAGAGTGTAGTAGAACTTGAAAACCGTGCAGTGTTAGCATTCTCTGATATTGAATACAATGGTATTGATATTGATAGAGATGCTTGGGAGGTCATTGCACGTGCAAGCGAACAAGAAGCCTTGGACATGAGAGATAAATTAGATGACCTGGTAAAAATCGTCCCAGAGTTGTCGTGCTTTGTGTTAACTCATGTTCAAGGTGACTTGTTTACTCCTATTGAAGATATACGTAAAGTTGGGGTCAAGTGGACTAGCCCTACACAAGTTCTAAAAGTATTTCAAAAACTAGTCCCTGAACTAGAAGATGTTAACGGTAAGAAAATGTACAAGTACAGACGTAAGCACAAAGTCATTGATTTGTATGTCAAATACAAAGAAAAGATGAAGCTTGCTACTTCTTACGGTAAAGACTTCTTTAAATTTGTTTCAAGCGATGGTAAAGTACATACGCAATTCAATCAAATACTTGACACTGGACGGGTCGCATCCAAGAAGCCAAACATGCAACAGATACCTGCGGATAATAAGTTCCGTAATTGCTTTTTGGCTCCTGACGGCTGGTGTTTCGTCAGCAGTGACTATTCTTCTCAAGAGCTTAATGTAATTGCATTTGGCTCTAGTGATCCTGTATGGATTAAAGCTCTTCAAAAAGGACAAGACTTACACAGTGTGTGTGCTGATCTTGTATACGGACAAGAGTGGATAGATGCGGCTGAAGATGACTGTAGTTATATGAAGAACAAAAGCAAGTGTAAATGTCCTAAGCACGGTAAACTACGTACAAATGTTAAGACTATTAACTTTGGACTAGCCTATGGTATGGGACCACATAAACTTGCGGATACTCTTGATATAAATACAAAGGCAGCTGAAGCTCTGATTAATAAATACTTTGAAGCGTTCCCAGCTATTGGCGGGTTCCTAGATAAACTAGGCAGCTTTGGCAAAAAGTTTGGTTATATCAAAACATTTCCACCCTACAACAGACGTCGTTGGTTTCCTACATGGTACCCTCGTATCTATAAAGACAAGAGCCAGGCTTTTGAGCTTGGTAGTATAGAGCGCGCTAGTAAGAATACACCTATACAAGGTGCATCTGCTGACATGACTAAGAAAGCTTTGATTCTTATCAGAGACCACATTAAACTGTATGACTTACCTGTAAAGATAGTTATGACAGTACATGACCAGGTAGACACTATATGTAAAGAGAGCATAGCAGAAGAGTGGGTGATTACAATGACAAGACTAATGGAGCAAGCAGCTCTTGAGGTAGTTACGAACGGTCTGTTGAAAGCAGACACAAATATTAGTAAATCATGGGAAAAATAAAATTATATAAACTAGATGCAAACGTTGCAAGAATACTTGCTACTGTGTCTAGACTTACTGAGGTCCCAATCAGTAAGATTAGAGGTAAAACCAGAAACGGTGAAGTAGTTGCGGCTAGACGTATATGTATGGTGCTTATTAATGATAAGTTAAAATACAGCTCTACTGTAAATGCTGCTATATTTCATAGAGATCATGCTACAGTGCTGCACGCATTTAAAGTGCATGCAGATCTTATGGATGTAGATAAGGCATATGCAGAGTTCTTTAATATATGTGAAATAGCTATAGGAATTAAAGGTATGTCAGATTCTAATGATAAAGATGAAATGATAAAAAAGTTTGCAGCTCGTGTGGAATATCTTGAGCATGAAAATGAAGAACTGCAAATGCAAATTAGTAAAATACAAGTAATATTATCATGAACAAACCAAAACACGAATTTGACTACAACATGTTTGCCTGTACTATAGGCTTTCTAGGTATAATAGTATTAATATTAACAATGTTAATTATAAATAATTAAATTATGTTACACGAAATAGAATTAGAAAATGGATACACGGTCCAAGTTGATTATGAATATGAATCATCTGAATTAGACTACAGTGGTACAGGTTACCACGGCGGTGTTACAATTAATGCCTTATGGGCAAACTTAACAGACACTAATGGTAACCTGTTAAAGGTAGATATTCTGCATTTTATGCAGGGTTTTGAAGAGTTTGATAAAGATGAACTTGAAGGTATAATACAAGAAAACTACGAAGACTATGAGCCAGATCCAGATAGATTTAGGGATGAGTAAACTAATAAAAGTAAAAGATACAGAGCAAAAGAAAGCTCTTAACAATTGGGCAAAGAAAGGTTTTAACGGTAGTATTATCGCTGGTACAGGCTTTGGTAAGTCTAGGTGTGGTGTTATAGCTGTAGCTAAAACCTTATCTGATGGTGGCAAGGGACTTGTACTAGTTCCTACCCATCAGTTGCAAGACCAATTTAAAGAGGAGTTTATTAAGTGGGGCTATGAGTCTGCGCTAGATAATGTAGACATCTTATGTTATGCTTCTGCTTACAAGCTAGAGGATCAGCACTATGATGTTGTGGTCTGTGATGAGATACACCTTGGTCTGTCACCTGAGTATCGCAAGTTCTTTGAGAACAATACTTGGGACAGATTATTGTGCATGACTGCTACATTACCTGAAGATTACGAGTATAAAGAGTTGTTGTACAAGATTGCTCCTCTAGTGTATATGATAAGTCTTGATGAATGTGTAGCGCTTGGCCTTGTTTCTCCTTATGAGATAGTTTGCATACCTATACAGCTAACTGATGTTGAACAGAAAGAGTACAAGAAAGCTAATAATACATTTGTATATGCTAAATACTGTCTTGGACAGTTTGGTGCATTTGATAAAGCAAAGCATATTATGGGTGCAGGTAAACACACGGCTAGCTCTGAAGATAAAGCTGCTGCTGCACAGTTCTATCGCTCTATTAGAGCACGTAAAGCTGTGGTAGACCATGCCGATGGTAAAATTGCAGAGTTGCAAAAGATTGTTGTCAAGAACATAGGTGAAAAGATACTTGTGTTTGGTGGTAGCAATGAGTTTACTAACAAACTTGCAGATGCAACAGAAACATTCTCTACTGTATATCACAGTGGGAAAACTAAGAAACAAAAAGAACAAGCACTGAAAGATTTTAGATCAGGTGACAAGCCTGTGCTGTGTTCTACAAAAGCTTTGAACCAGGGCTTCGATGTGGCTGATGCTACAATGGCTGTTATATGTGGCTTGACTAGCAAGTCCTTAACTATGATACAACGTGTAGGTAGAATTATACGTTATCAAGAAGGTAAGATAGGCAAGATACATATCTTGTATGTCAAGGATAGTCAAGAAGAAAAATGGTTGAAAAGTAGTGTGAAAAATCTAGATAATGTGACCTGGTTACCTTGTTAATCAGGCGCATTTTTCGTAAATTTATAAGCTTATGCAATTAGAAATTGACATTAATTTATTAACTGAAAATGAGATAAGTGCAGATGATTATCTTGCTTTGTATGCTATATACAGAAAAGGATTTAAGACTCTGTCTAATCTAAAATTAAACCCTAACTGGGATGACTTACAAGAGAAAGGATTCGTTAAGATTGGCCCTGAAGGCTATGACACATACATTGTTAGGCAGAAGTTTATTGATTTGTTTGCTTCTGATTTTGATCAGATGTTTGCTCAGCTTTTGGCTACGTATCCTATGAAAGTTAGAACATCTAATGGTATCAGGGTATTACATGCTTCAGATCCAGATGCCAAGACAAACTTTAAAGCCAAAGAAAGGTATAGAAAGATTGTTTTGGATAGAAGGCACGTGCATGATCGTATTATGAAACTATTACATGTTCAGCTGAAGGTAGACAAACAAAGATTAGAATACTTACAAAATCTTGAAGTGTGGATAAACAATCACACTTGGGAAAAATACACAAATATAGACGACGATGCAGGAGAACAAGAAAGAATCACAAGAAGACTCTAACGTATTTCAAACTAGAGGATTTCAAAGAATAGACAGGGCGGTAAATCAATCTGTTGCTATAGTCAAACAGGCTAAGAAAGGGCAACGGAACGTACTAGCTACGTCCTGGAAAAGACTTAACAGGAATCTTCTAGGTGGCCTACAAAAGGGTAAGATGTATGTAGTTGCTGGTCGTCCTGGTGTTGGTAAATCAGCATTCAGCAACCAGCTAATCTTTGATGTGCTTGATACTAACAGGCACAAGAAAATAATTGTATTGTATTGGACCTTTGAGATGCCCGGTTACCAGCAGGTGATGCGGTCAGCATCAAAGGATGTTCAAAAACAAATGGCTGAACTACTGTCTGTAGATAATACATTGTCTGATAAAGACTTTGGTATCTATGCGGCAAAAGTTCAGAAGTATAAGAACTATCCTATATACTTTAACAATGTTCCTCGTAGTATGGAATACATAATGAATACTAACGAAGAACTATTTAGTCAGCATCCTGAGCACACAGTGATCAACTTATTTGACCACTCACGTTTGATACGTGGCAATGAAGAAACAGAGTTGCGCAGACTAAACACAGTATCTAAGGGTTGCATGTGGATGCAATCAAAACTTGGAGTTATTAATATATTATTATCACAGCTCAATCGTAACATAGAACAAGAACATCGTGCTAAGAATCAGTACCAGCCACTACTAACAGATTTGTTTGGTGGTGATAGTATTGGCCAGGATGCACATGTAGTTATGATTCTTAATCGTCCTTATGACTTGTATGGTATCACAGATACATACTGCGGTGAGAACCCGCAAGGGTTACTCGCATGTCATATGGAAAAGAATCGTGACGGCTTGCTTGGTATGATTGGTTATGAAGCAGACATGAGTACATTTAATATTAAAGAAAGAAAATGATGGAGTTACCAAAAACTGTGGTTAAGGCGAGCCGTAAGTCGCCTAAGAACATGATAATCTATGGTCCACCTAAGATAGGTAAGACTACAGTATTGTCACAATTAAAGGATTGTTTAATCATTGACCTTGAAGAAGGCTCAGACATGGTTGATGCCTTGAAGATTAAAGTTAGCAGCTTAAAAGAACTTGGTGAAGTTGGGAAAGCTATCATAAAAGATGGTAGACCATACAAGTATGTGGCTATTGACACTATCTCCAAGTTGGAGGAATGGTGTGAAGCTGAAGCTAAAACTATATACATGCAAACTCCTATGGGTAAGAACTTTGAACAGAAGAACCCTGGTGCATCAGTCCTATCATTGCCAAACGGCGCTGGCTATTTATATTTACGTATAGCCTACAAGAAATGGATAGACAGACTGAATAAACTAGCGGATCATGTTATCTTAGTTGGCCACCTAAAGGACAAGATGCTTGAGAAGAAAGGCAAAGAGGTTGCTGTAAAGGACCTTGACTTGACTGGTAAGATCAAGCAGATTACATGTGCTAACGCTGATGCTGTTGGTTATATTTACAGAGAAGAGGATGAAACTATGGTTTCTTTCAACTCTTTGGATGATGTAACAGCTGGTTCACGTTGTCACCACCTAAAAGGTAAGACCATGCCTCTAAATTGGTCAGAAATATTTATTGATTAACCGCGTAAAATTTTAAATCATGATTGAAGCACGCACAAACAACCCTGGCGAGGTCACGCAGAAAAACGAAACACCAAACACTATTACAGTATCTATGATTCTGGAAGACTTGGACAACGGCGTTGACCGTCCAGGTATTCAAGAGAAGTATGGTCTTGAGAAGTGGGAAGTAACACAGATGTTCCAGCACCCAGCATTGAAGGGTAAGAAAGCTAGAAAGGTCCGTAAGTTGTCTTTCAACTTTGTTGATGATACAGCTGCAGATCCTAATCAGACTAGTATTCCTGTAGAAGAACCAGATGTACACCAAGAAGCTATGTCTACTATAGCAGCTACACCTGAGTTACAACAGGAAGATCCTTTTATAGGAGAGTATGGTGAAGATGAAGATGAATTTTAATTATTAAACTAATTTATTATGGCTATTAAAAGCAATGACAGTAATGTCGAAGTTGCAGGCGGAGGTATTAAACTATTTTCAGGCCTTGGCAACTTCAAAGTAATCGCAGTAAACCCTACAATGGCTGAGCTGCACGAATTGGGCATCATGGTAAAACAAGACCCAAACTATTTTGTTGAACTAAACGGAACTGAGTATTTCAAACTAACTTTCTGGATTAAGAATGAAGATCTTACTACAAGATTTGATCTTCTTATGAACGGATCAGAGCGTGTATCTCAGACAGGTAAGAACCAGTGGATTAATGCTATTGGTCAGTCTACTTGGTCTGACGGTGAGCCTGAGTATGATTGGTTCAAGAAAGAAGGTTTGCGTAAAGCATTGACCGGTGAAGAAACTCTTATCAATTTTGTTAAGCAGTGGGCTAACGTTGCTAATGGCGATGAGGCTTACTTTGATAGTATAGCTAAGATTGTTAAGGGTGATGTAACTGAGGTTAAAGCTTTGGTTAAACTTCTAGAGAGTAATGAAGTTAGATTACTGATTGGTGTTAAAGATGGTAAGTATCAGACTGTGTACACAAAAGTATTTGGTCGTGTAAAACCTCAACGTGATGACTTGTTCGTTAAGAATCTTAATGATGATTATGGAACATTCAATGCAGAGTTTGACACGACGTTAGCTTGGGGTGCATTTAGTCCTGAACTAGCCGTTGTTACTCCAGATGCTGACTCTGATAATGTATCAGAAGATGAAGACTGGGTGTAACATTATAGTAGTATGGCCTTGTAACCTAGTGGTTATATGGCCTAGTTAATCAAATAATAAAGGGTAGTGTAAAAGCTACCCTTTTTTATTTTAAATTCGCAAACTATGATTAAAAGCAGAAGTAGTGAGGATGTATTGACGCCTGATAGAATACTATCAAAGATTAGTGAGGTAGATATATTTGCATACTATTGTAATTCTTTTAAACAGTTGGGTGTTAAATTTTGCAGTGAGATTAGACAGGATAAGAAACCAGGTGTTTATATTATACTTTGGAAAGGTAGACTTTTGTACAAAGACTTTGCTTATCCGGATCATAAATTTGATTGCTTTGGTTATGTCATGGCAGCATACAATGTTTCTTTTTATTCTGCTCTTCGTATAATTGACAATGACTTTGGTCTTAATCTTGCATCAAGCAAAGAGGAGATGGCTTTCACCAAAGGTTACCTTGGGTATCAATCTAAAATAAAGATTGAAAACAAAAAAGTAACTATAATTAAAAAGAAGTCTAGGCCTTGGAAGCGTAAAGATGCAGATTTTTGGTCTCAATACTTGATTAGTAAAAAAACTTTGACTAAGTTTGCAGTTAGCCCTATCTCACACTACTGGATTAATGACAGTAGATTTACATGTAAGCTTAGCTATGCATATAAAATAGGTAGGAAATACAAAATTTATTCACCTTACGAAGAAGTAAAGTGGATGAGCAATACTAACTCTAAACAAATTCAAGGATATGATCAATTACCTAACAAAGGGGATCTCTGCATTATCGCATCATCTCTCAAAGATGTTATGTGCCTTTTCGAGATGGGTATCTCTGCAGTCGCCATGCAATCAGAAATGCAATTGCCACTGCGCAGTACAATCGAAGAACTAAAACAGAGATTTAAACAAGTTGCAGTCTTTTATGATAATGACTTTACTAATCCCAACAATCCTGGTCAGACCATGGCTAAAAAGATTTGTAAAGAATATTATCCTATGAAGAACATTCTCATACCTGACGAGTATCAATTAAAAGATCCGTCAGACTATGTTGCGCACTTTAAACAAACAGAAGGATTACAAACATTGATAGACATACAATTGTGAAGCGACGTACACGAAAACCAAAAAACAAAAAAGTAAGAAACGCTACCGCTAAGGTTTATAAGGGTATTAAGTTCAGGTCTAAGCTTGAACTTTTTACGTATAAGAAACTAGAAGATGCAGAGATTAAATCTTTGTATGAAAAGAAGAAGTATGTTTTACTAGAAGGTTTTCATTATACAGCTGAGTGCCACGAGCCTCACAAAACAAAAGGTTATATCGATAGTGGATATAAGGTTAGGGATATTACATATACTCCTGACTTTGTAGATCCTAATGGTAAATGGATTATAGAAGTAAAAGGTTTTGCAAATGATGTCTTCCCTTTGAAGTGGAAGATGTTTAAGAAACACCTCATGGAACTGGAGAATCCTCCAGTATTATACCTGCCTAAAAATCAAGGCCAGGTGCTACAAACAATAGAATTAATTAAACAACTTTAATTTATGGAATACACAGAAGATTTGGTCCTCCGTCTGGATGGGCTTGGGATAGATATGTCCAAAGGTCACAGTGATACAGCCAAGCAACTTAATAAGTTGTATGAAGAAACAAGGTACAATACATTTGGATACCTTGAAGATCTTGAGAAGTTTGATAAAGTCTTTGAACCGGTATATGGTTTGGAGTTTTTCATACTAGTCAGAGATGTACAACAACAATTCTTTAGAGAGATTAAGTATGCTGAGCTATCAGCTGAACTAAATGAAATACACGAACAAAGTAAAATAAATAGACATGAGTATAAAAACGATTGATAAGCAGATCAAAGGATCTGAAGGCCTTGCTAAGAAGATTAACAAGGGCGCTGAAAAGATGGTATTTGACATCTTGCAGTCTACACAGTACTCTACACCTATCCCGTCTACAGTGCGTGAGTTGGCTACCAATGGTGCCGATGCGCAACGTGAGAAGGAGATGGCTATAGAGATACTAACTGGTAAAGCTAAAGCAGAAGATTACTACATTGAGCGCCACGGCGAGCAATATAATGATAGTAACTTTGATATTAACTATTACAATCTGGATCATTTAGATACAGAAAACAACGACGTACTAATTACATACAAAGAGAATGAAGGAACAGGATACTGCGATGTAGTTACGATAAAAGACCACGGTGTTGGTATTGGTGAACGTCGTTTGGAAGGTGTGCTTGAGCTTGGTTATTCAACTAAGCGTAATACAGCTGAGAACTTCGGTGCGTTTGGTCTTGGTGCCAAGGTTGCATTGTCAACTGGTGTGGATTTCTATACTATAGAGACTGTACATAATGGTAGGAGGTTCAAAATGAACTGTTACAATTACAAGACAGACTTTATTATACCTGCGTTTAATCCAGGACTAGGGCAGCCTAATCCTTACATTACACTTAGTGATGGAACTAAGGTATACTATGAAGATGCCAAAGCAAAGAATCAAACCATAATATCGTTTGGGGTCAAAAAGCACAACAGACGAGATTACCGTGATGCGGTAGAAGAGCAGTTGATGTATATGCCTAACATTAAATTTAAGCGTATTGCAGAAGATGGTTATGAAAGGGAAGAAAACATTCACCCAAGAGTTATGCACAACTCTGATAACTTGATTATCTCTGATACATATTTGTTTAGTAAACCGCACATTGTATTAACTAAAGATGTAGGCGCACCAACCGGTGTTAACTATGGCTTTGTTGATTTCCGTGAGTTGGAAATGCAGCAGATGTGGGGACCAATTGCTTTCAAATGTCCTGCAAGACAAGTAATCAATGACCCAGATACTGGTGAAGAGATTGTATTGCAAGATGGTGTAGATGTTACGCCGTCACGTGAGAAGGTAATATGGAATGAGAACACTAAAGCATACATCAAGTCTGTAATTGAAGCAGCTGCTGATGAGGCTAGTGAGATTGTACAAGAAGAGCTTAAGCAAACAGACTTTGTGTCTTGGTTGATAGCTTGTAAGAAAGTCTTAACTAAAGCTGACAGCGGTAGTGTGCTTGGTAGATTGTCTAACATTATTGACCAGGAACAACTCAAGCCTAAGTTTGGGCCTGACCCAAGACTTAAGAATGAATCTGTAAAAGCTTTATTCAGAGGTATGAAGGTTGAGGTTGTAACTAAGAGCAGAGATTATGGTACTGGTGAAGATACTATTGAGAGAAATGCTATTGAAAACTACAGCCAATTGAGAGAGAATAACATCTTTATCATGGGTGAAGAGAATCATAGCAAGTACAAAGATATGTATCTTATACACGAGTGTGATGGTCCTGTTATTTGTATTAAGCCTGTAGAGAACTGGGAGCCTAGTACTGTTGTTAGTACTGAGTCTGTTAAAGCAAGCAAGAAAGCACTTGCTAAACGTGCTAGAGTTCTTGAGTTAATTACTGAGTCTACTCACAGTCGTAACTATGACGACATAGAGGTAAATGAAGAGTGGTTAGAAGAATACAAAGATGAGATTGCTAAAGCAAAGGAGGTTGCACAGTTCGAGAACATTACACCAGCTGAACGTCGTAAGATAGAAGAGCGTATGGTTGCATACACTTTTAGATACAACGAAAAGCATTGGCATAGTTCTGGTAGTGACAACCGCTACATCAGAGACAAGATTGAACCAAAGGTAAAAGATCTTATGAAGACTCAGCGTACTACCTATTACGGTACTGCAGCTGATGATGATAAACTGATGGTAGCTTGTGGTATGATACATCCTTTTGCTCCTAACATTCGTCAAGTATACAAAGATATGCCTGGATGGAGAACTGAAGGTCAAGACGATAGACTGTTTTTCTTTGATACTCCAGCTGTTAGACTTGGTACTGGTGAGTTTACAAAACCAACTACTACAGTCAACAGTGATGACGGTACGGTATATCACAATACTAATTTTGATTGGGATACACCACAGGTTATCAGAGTCTCACAGAGCAATGTTAAACACATTAGCATGAATCCTAATGTTAAACACATTGATGAATTCTTTTTACAATTAACACCTAATGGAGGATATACTATGGATGAATACGCAATTAAGTGGTACACTGCAGACAAGATGAAGAGTATCACAGATAAGACATATTTATATTGTCTTAAGGACATTAATCCAGACTTGTTTGAAAAGTATCAGGATGTATACAATGCATCTGATGTGGATGTAAGAGTAAGTCAGTGGATGAAAGATACTGATATATTTCCTATGGTCGAGAAGATTGTGGAAATGCATAACTTCTGCAAAGACAACGATGACGCCGCTGCTATACAGCAGAAGAGTCGTGAACTCTTTGTGCTAGATGTACCAGAAGCTATTGGTCAAGATCAAGAGTTGATGGATAAGTTTAATGAGCTTCAAGAGTGGTCTGAGGGTGTGCATACACTATTGGATTGTATTAGTGAAGTATCATACTGTCCTAATAATGATCATGATTTAGATCAGGATCTTATTAAAGAAATCAAGGTTTACCTGGACGCTAAAGGCAGGCTAGACTGGTAATAATCAGCAAGTTACAGGGGTGAAATATCCCCTGTATTACTTGTATAAACAAAATTTTTATATTATTTTTAACCCTAATTAATTAATTATCATGATTACAATTAATGTTATTGAGAACCAAATATCTGGTTCGTACGGCGACAAGCCGTTTAGTGTCAACTACTCCGAGGACACTTATAGAAAAATGATGGAGTTATCTGACAGACAACAGTCTGTTACAACTATGGACGAGTACAATGCACTCATGGAAGAGTTTGCTAAGCTTACTGTCCAAGACTACAAAACAACTGTAGAAACTGCGTGCCCGTGGATTTATGTCAACGAAGGTACAGGCGAGTTCTTTTTGAAGCACGAAGGTGTAGTATCTAGTATACCTATGCCACAAGCTTTGGTTGACCGTATCTTTGAATCACTTGACAAGGGTGTAGATTTTGAACCACTTGTAAAAATGTGGATTAGATTCTTACGTAACCCTATTCTTCGTCAGAAGATGAACAACTGTAACTGTGAGAAAGGTGAGAAGTTCACTGAGAAGTTTTTTAACTTTGTTAACTTACAGTATGTACATCCTAAACTGAAAGAAGAGTTAATAGAAGAACACGGCTTGAGTGAAGAAGTTGCTGAGCGTAGAGCTACTATGTATCAGATGAAGATTACTCAAGAAGGTTTGCTTAATGGCTACAAGGTATCTCACGAAGTTATGTATGCGTATGACACAGAGACTGGTGAAGTAGTAGATCGTTACAAGCGTACATTCAATCCTGATACAGGTGAGATTGAAGAAGGCGGATTGCCTGAGCATGTAGAAGATAGATTGTTTCAGCCTGCTATCATGGGTACTAGCGGTGATGCATTTTACTGTGAGGGCCCTAATGGTTACGCTAATCCAGGACACTTTATCAAAGTTGGTTGTACACACAGATTACCAGATTGGTCTTATGTAAATACAAACGACAATGCATCTTGTGTTAAAGGTTTACACTTCGGTGGTCTTAAGTACATTGCATACTACAGCGGTGAGATCCACAACATTTTTGTTGATCCTATGCATGTTGGTGCAGTGCCTGATGACGAGACTGGTGCAATCAGATGTTTACAGTATTTTGTACATTCATCTCTGGCTGGTGTAAATGGTAGTATCTATCACAGTTCTACCTATGCAGCTAAGACTGATGCTGAGTGGGAAGAGATGCGCAAAGAAGCGGTCGCTGATTACTCTGACATTAAAACAGAGATTGATAAAGATATTGCAGAGGTTAATTCTCTGTAATGTTTGTGTATTCATGATTCTAGTGGGGGGACGAAAGTCCCCTTTCTAGTCTCTTAACTTTAAATCCTATTAACATGAGTAAGATAGTACTTATAGATGCAGATAGCCTACTGTATTTTGAGATGGGTAAAGATACCCTAGAAGAGGCAATTGATGGAATAAACCAAAGAATACAACAGATACTTATTGAAACAGAAGCTGAAAGCTATATAGGATATTTAACATTAGGTAAATGTTTTAGGTATGATGTCGCTAAGACCGTGCCTTACAAACACAACAGAAAAGGTGGTTTAAAGCCGCCTATATTTTATGCATTACGTGTCTATGTACAGCAGGCCCACGGGTTTAGAGCTGTAGATGGATATGAAGCAGATGATATGGTTGGTATAGCAAAAGATTATTTTATATCACAAGGTCGTGAAGCTGTTATATCTAGTCCCGATAAAGATGTGTTACAACAGATTAGGGGCAGACATTACAACTATCAGAAGGCTGAGTTTGTAGAGACTACTGCTGAAGACGCTAAGAAGTTTCTTTGGAAGCAGGTTCTAATGGGCGACAGTACTGATGGCATACCAGGCATACCAGGTCTTGGACCTAAGACTGCAGATGCTATCATTGATAACATGCCAAAGTCAAAGTTAGCTTATCACGAGGTAGTATTGTCTCATTATATGGCTAAGTTTGATTTGCCTGAAGCTGTAGATAGATTTGCAGAAACATTTAAACTTGTATACATACTTAAAAGTCTAGAAGACTTACATGAGTCTGCATATCTTGATGCGTTTAACCTTCAAACTTTTAACACTGATGAATAATACAGATAAAAAACAAGTTAAGTGGGCCCTAGAAAGCCCACTAGCCTTGTCCCTTGAGGGCGAGCTTAAGTTTAACAATAGTAAAGATGTTATTACTAGTGTTTCTTTTAATAATCCAGAACTTACTATTTCTTTAGGCGATACTCAGATGTTTCGCAAGATGCCATTTAAGGTAAACATTATTGAGAAGACATCTTCTACAAAGTGTGAGCTAAAGGTTGCACCTAGAACAAAGTCTTCTGTGTTTATTATGCCTATGCTTAGTGGTAGTAAAGAGTTATATTTTTATGATTCTTTATTCTTGAACTGTTTTATAGGCACTAAAGATCATCCTAACAGTGTTGTTTTATTGTATAGATTTTCTGGTAGCGCTCTGTTCCTTAAGTTTGAGCAGGCTCTTAAGAAGTTTACGACGTTTATAGATATGCAAGATCCAAGTCCACATCATGTTATGTTTATCTTTGATATACCTAGTAAGTATAAAGATGATTATAACAGATTTATTCTTGGTAAGTATTCTCATTTTTCTCCTGAGTTGAAGGATGCTATATTTAAGTTTCACAAAACAGATATGCATTCATCGCTTGGCCAGATACTTTACAAAAGTGAGAAGCGTCGTTTAAGACTGAGTCAGAATCTTGGTATGGAGATACCTACAGACATGGAATTGTTTGATGTGCCAGATCCTGAAGATGAAATATATAACCCAAAAATTTATACAAATGAGTAAAGGAATAGAAAAGCAAGTAGGGGATTGGTATCCCTTGCTTGAACCAATACTAAGTTCAAGTTACTTTAATAGCTTGACTACAACAATAAAGAAAGGTAAAGCAGAAGGTAGGATTATATATCCTGATACAAAGCTTACCTTTCGTGCATTTAAACTCTGTCAACTAAAAGATCTTAAGGTAGTTATCCTTGGACAAGATCCTTATCATGATGGCAGTGCAACCGGGTTGGCTTTTGCTAACAACGGTGACGGTCCTAGAATTAGTCCTAGCTTGGCTTGGATTAAGAAAGCTCTAGAACATGATTATGATACACTATGTCTTGACTTTGACTACGATCTTACTAGTTGGGCTGACCAAGGTGTGTTGTTATTGAATACTGCACTAACTGTAGAGAAGGGTAAAGCCGGATCTCACACGGTGTTGTGGAATACATTTACTAAAGAATTATTAAATTCGTTAACAAATACCAAAGATGATATTATATTTGTACTATGGGGCAAGAAAGCCCAAGACTATGCAAAGTTCATTAAAGGAAATAATAAGATTGTCACTGCTCCGCATCCCGCTGCTGATGCTTATACTGGTGGGTCTGCTGGGTTTCATACTAGTGGTACCTTTCGTGCTATTAATGACTTTCTTAATATTCCTATTAAGTGGAATACACATTGTGGTGAGCCTTTGCCTCTTGAGCGTAGCGAAGTTCCTTTCTAAATTTTAAATTATGAAACAGTTAGCAAGAATTATTAAAGACTGTGGTCACCGTGGAAAGGTGGGCCACATTTATGAAGTGATAGAAAAGAATCCAGGAGATGGATTTAGATTAGTAATACCAGGTCAAACTCAATTTACATTTTGGTATCCGGAAGATTGCATAGAAGAGGTTGAGCTTGGGGCGTGCACTGTGCCGTCCTTTGATGTAGGTAAGTGGACAGAAAGTATAAAAGCTTTAGAAGAAACTACTACTGGCCTAGATTTAGAGGATATAAAGAAAAAATCTACTTGGAAAGTCCCTGAGAATGCAGATTTTGCATGGCACTTGGACAAAGTTACTGAATCTATCACGGATTTATTAAAGGAAAAGAACGCTGCGTATGGAAACACGGCGCTCAATCCTCTTGGTATCTTTAGCAAGCTTGGTGCAGCTGAAGCTATCAAGGCTAGGATAGATGACAAGTTAGCCCGCATATCTAACAAGGGTCTTAACGATGATACAGAAGATACAGCTAGAGATCTAGTTGGTTATCTTTTGTTATTGTTAATGGCTATCGATAGGGATTAACCTTGTTTTGTTCGTACACTTCTAGTATACGTGACATCTGCTTATAACCAGGGAAGAATGGCAACGAGTAATATCCCCATGGGGTCTTATCTCTGTTGTCTTCTCTTTGGGTTATAGCATCTACTACCTCATCCCATGTATTGTTTGTAGCTTTTAATGCATCTATTACTACACCTGTCATTGGTACAGGAGTTCTGATAAAGCTTACCATTTCATTTGGATTACTTAAGAATCCAAGTTCCATTGCTGTTCTTGATAGCGATGCATACATTTTTCTTGTAGCCCAAGTTTTAGTATATAGTCTTTCATCGTCGTCTCCTTTCATACCAAGGGCCATCAGTGATAGTGCTAGTAATAATACCATTCGTAGTTCTGCAGCTGCTGCTCTGATCTGTCCCTGTCGCATTGAGAAGTACTCATTGAAAGACATCTTTTGTATGTTTGGATTATCAGGATTGTCTTGTATGTATTGTTTGAATAGTTTTTCTGCTACCTCTTTGTTAGCTTTCATTTTATATCCTAAACCAAAAGTAGTTGCTTCAGCTGATAGTTTTAGTGCTGTAGCCAGAGTTCCTTTTATTTTACCAAAGAAGTTCTCTTCTATTTGCCACGCTTCACCTGCTACTACACTGTAACGACCTTGTTCGTATACATCTGCTACAGGGTTGTATCTAAATGTACCTAGCCTTTCTCTAACTAGACGTGGCATCCAGTTTTTAAACTGCATAACAACATTACCAGTTAGAGTTGTGTTAACTACATTAATATCTTCATCAGACATCTGCCCTTTTACAGATCCTCCAACGTATCTTGCTATGCCTCTGAATTTATTCATGCCTTCTTCAGACATTCCTTCTATTTTTAGACCATCTTCATTTATAGTTGTTAACTCAAAGATAGACTTGCTTCCTTCTGGTAGCAGTTCTAATCTTTTAGGCATGCCGTCTTCGTTTACGCCATAGTTCTGGGACATAGCTATCAAGATATTGTTATCAATCATCTCATCCGCCTTACGATATGGGTAGTAAAGTTTATCCATAGTAGCAGTCTTTACTAGTTTACTAGCAGATAAGTTGTTTGCTACACGCATAGTAAAGTCATCTTGCCAAGGTTGGAAGAAGTTTACTAGTCCTAAGTATTTATCTTTTTGTTTGTAGAATAGACGATGTGTTTCCGCCATCTGCTTGTTTGTATAGTGTAATCCTTTAGCTCCCTCCATATATGCAGAAGCTTTGGCTGCTAAGTATGCAGCTGAACCCGGTATGAATGCAAGGCCTAATACTTTAGCAGAGAAGTATTGTTTAGCTCCTAGTATTACTTTGTTCTTACTATAACCTCCCCAGTCTGCATCTTTTGTTTGGATACGCTGTCCATATAGATAGAAGTTTACATACAGTTGTTCAAATGTTTCTAGTGTGTCTCTAGAATTCATTTTTTCTGCTAGTTTACCTGTCTTGTCTAAGAATGCGTTGCCGGTTGCATCACGTAGTGCAGCTGGATTATCAATTAAGAAACTTTGTAGTGCTAGTATGTGCGCTTCAATCTCTGACTTGTGTGCATAGTTGTGTACGGATTTACCCATCAAATATAATGCGCGTCCTAAATCTTTTGTTTTTAAACTATTATCTACCTCACCATTAGCATTTCTAACTGGAGCCATGTACAGTGCAGGTATAGTTGCAATAGGTAAACCAGTAATCTCATCTAACATTCCGCCTTTGAAGTTATCATCTTCACGGATCTTCAATCCTTCTAGTAGTGTGTCAGAACTTAAGTCGTAGTTACCTGCAGCAATAGAATCAATTATATCTTGATGTATGTTTGCTATGAAGTTACCTTTAATACCTAGGCCTGACATCTCTGCAAACTTTCTATTTGTTTTTTGATAGAAGTCAAAGAATTCTTTTAATGGCTTTCTATCATTTAAGTACTTGTATTTATCAGAATAGTACAGCGCTTCTTTTTCAGGCTTAATCTCTAAGTGATACCAAGCTTTTGGACTTGTCCATGCTGAATCTCTACTGAGGTCATGTGTGTTTAACCAGGCCTGCTTCATTGCTTCACGCTTCTTTCCACGAACATTATTTGGATCAGGTACCTTCTCATACTTACCTGTCTTCTCATTATACTCTTCGTAGTCTGCAAACATTTCATCTATTCTTGCAAACTCTCTTTCTTTCCACTTATCAAACTTCTCTTGGTAACCCTCTTTCTTTTGGAATGTTTCTTTTGCCCATGCCACATCTTTGTTTTTTGCGGCATCACGAACTCTTTCATAGTACTCAGGCGTATATTTACCAACCAGGCTGCCAGTGTTCTCATCTATCATTAGTCTGTAAGCATCCATCAGTGACATGCCATTGTCTTTGGCCCACTGTTCTACGCCGCCCTGATATTTTTTTATTTCTTTTTCTAATTCATTCTGTGCACGACGTGTTCTTTGCTGTGCCTTGTCTATGTATCCCCAAGCTGTTTGGAATACAGGATGGTCAAACTCTGACGCAGTGGCAAATGTCTTAGTTAAGAAGCTAAACTCTTTTACTAATCTAGTTGGATCTCCTACACCAAACTCTTGTCCCATACCAACAACTCTATCAGCCAGCTCAGCCTTTAAGTCTTCGTGTGTTCTTTGTATAACACCACTAGCTCTATCAAATCTTTGTACTAATTTATTATATGCAGCCTCATCAGACTGTTGTAAATCTTTGAAGAAGTCTCTTGAATATTTAGACATACCTGTATATAAACCAAACTTATCTATCAGGTCTACCAGTTCGTCCATTTCTATGTAGTCCGCATTTTCTGCGCCGTCTGGCAAGAACTTATCTTTTACTCCTATTCTTTTTTCTAAAGATCTAACCTGTCTTGCAACTTCAGTAAGAACAGTATCTAATCCTCCATTCAATTGTAGAGCGGTTAGACTTTGTTGTATAGATTCTATCTCTGCAGATAGTTTATCATATTTTTGTGGATTGTTTCTTACCTTACTTCTTTTTTGTACCAGTGCGCCTTTTCTAGATGTAAGTCTTTTTATAAGTTTATCTATACCTTTATCACCAAACATCTCATTTGCTAATGGTATTTGTTGTAAGAACTCATTGCCTGATAAACCTGCTGCTTTACCACCGGCTTCCATCTTGACTACTTTACCAGTTAGCTGGTATTTACCATTTATCTTTTTACTTTCATACTGTACATGTATAGGTATAACACGAGATTTTCTTACATGTTTTATACCGTACTGTCTTTGTAGTATATCTTTATATGCACCTATCTGCATATTGTACTGATCCATCTTGCCTACGTGTGGATTCTCTACAATTCTAGCATTCTTTCCATAACTAACTACCTGTTCTGGTCTCGGTGTAATAAACTTGTAGTCTAGTATATCTACTGTACCATCAGAGTATACAAACATAAGGTCAACTGTACCTGCAGTTTCTTCTGCCACTAAACCTTTTCTACCTATAGGGTCATACACAATCTGCTCTGTCTTTACTACAAGCTCTCCCTCAGGATCTATCTTTGCTTGCATTTCTTTTGCATTTGCATACTGCTCAGCTGCTAAAGAATACAGTACATTGAACTGACCTTCAGTTAAACCAGACTCTTTTTGTATTTGTTTTTTATCACCCTTCTTTTCAGATAAAAGAATCATTACACGCTCCATAGTACTATGATGTTGTGTACCACCGCTTCTTTTTACCTCGTTATTTTTGTTTGCATTTAATTCTATTGCACGCTCTTTACCCACGTTACGTATAAATGCTGCGCTGGGCCTATCACTTACCCTGTTAGCAATAATTTTATCTGCTTCTGTATCATAGTAACGTGGAGTTGTTCCTGCGGGATCTAATACTATCTGCTTACCAAGTGCAGCTAGCTCTTCAACCTTTGCATTCTTTACATCTCTGCTTTCTAGTCTTCTACTAGTTTCGTCTAGTTGATCGAGTATCTTTTCAGTTCGCTGCTTGTCTGACATTGGATTTGTGTCTTCCGCCTGGAAGAACTGCTCTGTTCCTAAGTCAACGTTCTTTAATTCTTTTATACCGTTAAGCTGGTCATTCATTATAGCAAACGACGCCTGCGCAAACGGATCACTCTTAGGCATCTTAAATGTTTTTCTGATAAAGTTCATCACCTTATCAAACCATCTTCTAAATCTTGACACTTTCTGTGGTGTGTCAGCCCCGGTCTCTTGTGCTACTATTTGTTGTGCAATTACTTTACCTATTGCCTCTTCCCTCATTAGTATAGGATCATTCTCATACTGCTTTTGATAGACAGGATTGTTCATTACATTCCCAAACGCCTCATACTGTTCTATCTCACGCATCATAGATTTGTACAGCGGGCTACCTTTTGCTCGTAAATATTTTACAAAGAAGTGAGCTGCTTCTTCTGGTAGAGTATCTAGTCCGGCCTTGCCTTCTATGACTTCAACAACTCTGTTTAACATGTCAGCTTTTGCTACAACATCTATTGGGCTACCATTTGCATCTAGTATCTCATCTACTGCTTTATACTCTACACCTATTGTGTCTAAGAAGCTTCGCATTTTATTGTTTAGCTCTATACCGGGATCTCCCTTGGCAGCTACCTGATACTGTGGCGGTAAGAAGTCTCCGACATCATTGAACTCACCAACAGCTGTAGCAAATGGCTCTGCTATATATTTATCTCTGTTAAAGTTTTCTACTATATCATACGAGTACAAAGTAGATTGGCCTAACTTTTTATAATTAATACGATGCCTAGTATTCATCAAAGCATTGTATTCTTTTAATTTTTTGTTTACATTTCTTACCTGCGCGTTAGACAAACCTTTGTTAGGGTCTTTAGGTAATCTTAGATCTACCTGGACGTTAGGAGTCTTATTGTTGTTCTTTGTATACATGCTATACGCTCCATACAAACCAACGTTTGATACTAACTTAATCCAGTCTGGGTGTTTTCTATTGGGACATGTAGCCATTTAACATTCAAATATTGTGCGCAACGTATCTAAGTGTGCTGTTAACGCAGGGTTAGTGCTATCAGGTATAACTAGTTTTATGTTTGGATTAGCGTCGAGTAAACTTTTTATTATAACTACTCTAGAATCTATTTCTTGTTGAGTAGATTTGTTACCAGGTTCTAATCCTAGTGGTGGTAGCAAGAAGGTCTTACCTGGGTTCTTCTTTGCTAGCGTATCTATTTTACCTATACTGTCTGCAAATATAGCAAAATCTACCGGTTCTCCATACTGTGCTTTTGTAGGCGCAGATATTACATTAGCTTTAGCTGTAAATTTTTTTGCTATTGGCAAACCTTTTGCTTTGGCAACTCTAGCTAAACCATTTGCAAATGTTCCTGACTGATCCACTGGCACAATTGGTATGCCGGCTATATTAAATATGTCGCCTGTAACAGTTTGCTTGCCTCTACGCATCTCTTTTACATTTGGATCTAGAGTTTTATCAGTATGGTCTTTGCCATCTAATGTGATATTATTAGAGTTAACCATTGATATTATTCCCTCTGGCCCATACTCTTGTAAATACATTCCATTACCTAGTGTAGTTATTTGCTCCCATACCATAGTCCATGCGTTACCTATTTCCTTTCTCTTGCCTTCAGATAGTTTTTTAACTACAGTTTTATAGTTTGCTTTAGAGTCTTCAGTAAGTTTAAATAGTTTTTTAATTGTAGTTTTTTTGCCTGCTTTTATTAATCTTGCTTTCTGCTCTCTTGACAATGATGTATCAGGAATTTCTACAGATATAAACTCTTGAGGAGGCCTATTAGGAGAGGCTATTTGTAATGCTCTAGCCCCAACTATTCTAACCTTATTGCTTAATCCAGGGGGTATTTGTGTTTTTCCTGTGTCTGCCTCAAATCCATACGTAGCCTCATCAACCTTTTGTTTCATATATTGAGGAACTACGAATGGATTTTTAAAATTGTTTTTATAGAACTGTAATCTAAAGTTATCTAGATTAACATTGCTTTGTTCTTTTGTTCCTGCTAAATACTTTTTTAATATAGGATCAACTATGTCTATGTATTGCTGAGCCGGTATCAAATCCATAAAAGATACAGGGGATGTTTGCTGTCCTGATTGTAGTATTATAAACTTAACAATATCTTTTGCAAGCTCTGGATCTTTCTCCATTAGTACTTGCATGTCTTCTATTAATGCATTACGCTCAAAAGATGTAAGACGTTTGTTAAACTTCTTTATATTTTCCGTGGCATACTCAGGGTGTGTAGGATCATATGTCTGCAGTATTGGGAATAACTCATTTAGTATTAATGACTTCTTAGTATCCTTCTTCAATTGCATTACTCTTCTAGCTAAACTAGGACTGTCTTTAGTACCTTGGAATAATCTAGAAGCATCCTTAAATAACTCTTGCTGATTTTCTGTTCTAACTGTTTGTAGTATATAGTTTACTAGTGAGTTTTCTACAAGGCCTGCAAATCTTGCCTTATCATCATTTCCTATATCTCTACGATTTATAATATCTACTATTAAAGAGTCTAAAATAAATTCAGCATCTGCTTTACGTGTAGTAGCAAACAGACTATCAAACATTCTAGATGAGCTTTCTAAAGATTGCTCAAATGATTTTTGAAAACTTTCATCTAGATACTTATCTAAGTTTACAAATTTGTTTTCAGCTTTTAATGTATTTAACTTCATTACCTGCATTTTAGCTTCCATTCTATTTTTAGGAGCTAAACCAGATCTGTCACCGGTAACTGCTTCAGATAGCTCTTGCATTGGAATAGTTAAGCCGTCACGGATATCAATATACTTTTTCATTGCCTGCATTTGGAATGTATGATAATCAATTAGGTCTTGCGGCGTAAACTGATCTAACAGTTTTGCTTTCTGCTCAGGAGCCATGCCATTAGACATCTCTTCAAACTGTCTTGCCTTTTCACCTAGAGCTAACATTCTTTCCATTGCTGGAATAGTATACTCAACTGTTGCATCAAAATCTGTAGGTAGCCCTGATAGTGCAGCAATGTCTTTAGCTTTATTTTCATGTTCTTTTTGAAGAGTCTTACTTATTTCACCTAAACCAGTAGCCGGGTTCTCTGTCTTTGTGGCAACCATCTCGAATAGAACAGGCTGTGTCATAAACTTAGATACAAACTCTAAAGGAACACCTGCTCTAAGCATAGATATGTACGTACTAGCAGTAGTCAAGTTACCGTTTATATCAAATACAAATGGATCTTTGGATACATCTACAAAGGCATTGATAAACTCCCCTATAATTTCTGACACATAGTTTAATCCTAACGCATCCCTAGTTCCTCCCATTGGAATAGCTAGGCTCCCATCTTCTAGCTCTATCATTTCATATGCAGGCATGCCTATAGAAAAGTCTGGGTCTACTCTTAACGCTAGTCCGGCACGTTGTGCTTTTATCTGGTGTGTATTAGCTACAGCTGCAACACCTAAGGCCTTCTTACCTGCTAAGAATCTGTTACCCATTTCCTGTATAAACTCAAACTTAAGAAGATCGCTAAATCTAGGGGATTGATTAGACTTTCCTTGCAGGCCTCTAATAACATTAGCCATGTCTTTTAGTCTCTGAGCTCCAACCGGTCTAACTAGTTGTTCATAGTTAGCCTCATTTAAAACAATTTTTCTAGAGTTAGTTAAGATTTGATTCTGAATAGCTTGTGTAGCATTCTGTCTTTCTAATGGTATGTCTTGTTTGTCGACTGCATTAGCTATTTGTGAATCAATCTTTTCAAACTCTTTAGATATTTTATCTTTAACACTTTGAATAGATACATCCATGCCAGTGTCCGCATCTTGTATCTTAGCCATCCTGCGCATCTCTAGTAGTCCTATCTCAAAGTCAATGCTATCTCTTTGTGATCTAGGGGCTTTCTTTCTCTTCTTATACAGATTATCAATCTGTTTGCTTACTTCTTGTACCTCTGGGTTCTGATAGTTTTGATAATCTAGTTGTTTTAGTTTAGCAAACTCTTTATTCATTGCTACAACTTTATCTACAACAGATTCGCCCAATCCTACCTGCTGTGCTAGTGTAGCATACTTTCTAGGATTTAAAGTTCTAAGAGCTTGTACTCTTTGAGTGCTTGTAGAGTTTGCATTAGTTAGGAATGGTACAACATTTAGTTCATTCTTACTACGGTTATATGTATAGTTAGGTAGGAATATAGATAGTTTATCAATATCGTAGTCACTACCAGCTTTAACTACAATCTCTGAAGGTACCATGATAGCATCACCAGCCTCTTGCGGTAAGAAGCCTGCTATCTCAATTGCTTCTATAGAGTTCAATGCTGACGTTGGAATACGGAATCCATATACTTCAAGCATCTCTTTACCTCCTATCTTTTCACCGTCTCTATATACACCATCTTCTCTTATAGTAACATTCTCTCCAATCAGCTCTTTAAAATAATGTGGTAACATTACCTGCATTGCTTTTACCTTACCATCTTCTTTTCTATAGAACTGTAGTGCAGCAACGTTCGCCCCATACTTATGTTTATCTTGGTATACAGTACGTTGTTCTACCTCTATACCTGCAGATGATACTTGCACCTTAGCGCCTCCAAATGTTTTATAGTTTACAATACGATTAGATACTAAAGAGTATAGAAGGTTTTCTATCTTAGGCTTATTACCTAATACATCTAGCACTCTAGTTTCTCCTGATAAGAATTCTTCTAGACCATCTAAGTATGCATCGGACATGTCTCGTCTTTCAGCCTCACCTCTTAATACTTCTGTAAGCTTTTCATATCCTTCCTCACTGATAGTAAACTCATTGCCTGCGTCTTCTATTCCAAACTCTCGTTTTAAAGACTCAAACTCCGCATCAACTAGTTCATTTTCTAATACCTGTAGTCTTTTATCTATAGCAGCAACTTCTTTATTTACAACCTTACCATTCTCATATGCATTAGAAGCAAGTAGTGCTCTTTGCTGACTACCTTTAGATACTTTTGTTTTTACTGGGTTCTGAGTTTCAACTTGTATACCCATAAAGTCGTAGTACAACTCTGATACATTAGCCTGGTCTATTCCCGCATAGTCTCCAGACTCATCATAGAAGTCATTAGATGCATTATCTGCTCCTACAACTTTACCTACTTTAACACCACTTTCAAATACCGCTAGCCCCACCTGATTATCTATCATGTCGTCTAGCATCTTACCTAAATTACTACCCTTACCAATAGACTCTACTAGTTGTGGGTATATAGGTAATACAGATAGCTTGATAAATGCAGGTGAATATATACCTGTAGCGTATGTAGGCCCGTAGTACTGTGGTTTTAGTGGAGGGAATACTGCCATCTCTTGTGCAGATAGTGGTTGACCCTCTCTAACTTTTTTATATGCAGTTCTTTGATCTGGCGTAACATTACCTACACGCTCTAAGAATTCCATATACTCATCAATAGTCATGTAACCTTGCGCATCTGCCTCATCAAACTCTAAGTATGGTCTTAGTATTTCGTATACTTCTTCTGTCTTAGGGTCTAGTTGTACATTAGGTGTTTCTAATTTAATTTGTATAGCCGCAGGATCTGCTCCATATGCTTCAGCATACTCTAAAAATCTTTCATTAGTTATAGAAGCTTTTACATCTCTATAAGTTATGTGGCGCATCTTGCCGTCTGCAGTCTTACCATCTAATCTTTCATAGTTTTGGTTTAACCAGTCATTTACTTCTACACTGTTATCTGCAAAGAGCTTAGGCCCGTGTGGTCCTGATGTACGTTTAAAGAATGAGTCTGGCTTAAAGAATCCTAAGTCTCCTAGTACAGCTATAGTCTGCTCTATGTTACCTGCTTCATGCAGCATCACAAACTTCTTAAGCATGTTCATTACATCTCCCTCTAGCATAGAGTTGTGAGTACCACTCTTCTCAAAATCTAAATTGTTCTTAGCAAGTATTTGATCTGATACCTCAACGTTATATTTTATATTGTTTTCAGGATCTAGCTTAATTAATTTATTTTCTATGCCTGCTCTAAACAGTTCTTCAGCTCTAGTTTTTAGATGTGTTCTTAAGTCTGCTTCTATAGCCTCTTTATTCTCAGCCATATATGCATCTATGTTTCCTACTCCACCTACATCTTGTAAATTTACTGAGGTTACATAGTCAAATACTCTTAATTGTCCCTTGTTTCTATTGTAACCATCTATAGAGTTACCATGATTACTAAGAGCTTTGTATATTTCTTGTCTTAAATACTTTGACATTTGACCTACATACTCTGCTTCTGTCTTAGGCATAAGATCTATAAGTGCAGAGCCTTCTTCATTTCTTGCATTTAAGTCAAATACAAATTGTGATTTCTTTTCTGCTGGTCTTATCTGTGGTATTCTACCATCTAGCACAGCATTGAAGTCTGTTCTAAATCTTCTAGAAGGCGAGTTGTTTTCATATACAAACCCTCTACGGTTACCTTCTTTCTTGATACCATTCAATGTACCCATACCTATCTTCATACCTCCCATACTTCCTTCTAGGAATATAGAACCTCTAACAGATTCCATTAGCTCCCCGGTTTCAGGATCTATAAAGAACTCAGGTACACGACCATTGTTTAGTCTACCTACTATATTAGTTGTAAAGTTATTTGTTATTACACCGTAAGCAGTTTTACCATCAGCTGTTTGGAATTGTAGGTCCACAGACTTTTCAGTTCTATCAGCTTGTATATCTATAATCTTTTTAAATCTACTAAACGCTCCACTCTCTCTACTAAATATATCCTCTATACTAACACCCTCTTCACCAAGCTCTACTAGTTTAGATAGTATACCTGTACCCTCTGATGGTACAAGCTCTGAAAGAATATTCATTCTTTGTTTAGTACTAAGAGACTCTGGGTTAGTAAACTCTACACCCATGTAGTTTAATATTGCAAGAGCATCAGCCTCATTAATGTTGGCTCCTTTACCTGCAAGCTTAGCAAGAGTCATTTGACGACCATTAACATTAAATGCTTTATTCGGCTCTATCACTACTCTACCAGTTTCTGGATCTACAGAGAAAGGTCCTTTACCTTCTTGTACTCTTTCTTTAAAGTTAGCTCTAAACTCTGACATGATAAGAGCAGACTCTCTATCTGCGTTAGCAGGCATAAATGTAACATGTCCATTCTCTGCGTCGTATATAGCTATAATATCTTCACTATTAAATTTATGGAACTGCTGTCTAAACTGTCTTTGTAGTTTAAACTCATTAGCAGTTAATGCAGATGCATCTTTAGTTACCTGCAGTCTGTTTATAAGAGTTGTAATAGGACCAGGTGTACCAGCTATGTCAGCGTACTCTGGGTGTTCTATAGCTAACTCTCTTAGTTTATTTATCTGATCTGCAAATGACTCAGTGCCTGCTAGTCTTTTAAGAACTAGATTGAAGAAAGGCTTGTAGTCTACTAGTCCTAAACCATAAGCACTATTTGTATTCTTCATACTTCTAGATGCAGGCAGTGTAGCAATTAATAGTTTTACAGCAGCTGGGGCAGTGTCCTTTAGATTAATTTCATTATTCTCATTTATATTGTAGCTATCTCTTAGCTTAGTAGACTCTGCATTTTCTTTTATCTCTAGTTGTACCTTAAACTGCTCTAGAAAGTCAAATACAGATTGTGTAACAGCTGTTGTATTGTGATAAACCATCGCAGCTAAGTTGTCTATATCCTGCTGTACTTCTGCGCTTGCGTTTTGTCTTATCTTATTTAGATTTGTAAAGTATGTACGATACGTAACATTCATTAACTCCTGCATCTTTTGTTTCTTTGCATCTGAGTTATTCTTAGATGACAAGTCTAACAAGTCAGCCATACTGAATCCAGCCACCTGACCATTAAACAAGTGTCCAAACATTATACGAGTTAGTGATTCTGTAATAGCCTTGCTTTGATCTACGCTTATCTTAGAACCATCTGCTAGTGTAATACGCTTATCCATGGACATTGCAAAGTCCGGGTTGTTTACAGGTTGTACAAATCTGTTATCTCTAATACTATCAAAGAACTGTTGTAATCTTTGTCTGTCCGCTGCTGGCCCTCTACCAAGCATTGTGTTAAAGAACTCTTTGATTGCATTAAAGAATCGTTTTATAAAATTACTATCCTTATTTGTTTTGTTGCCTATCTTATACTTATCTCCTACTAACATGTAAGATCTAAACTCTTCAGCAAGTCCCTCTTCTATATTTTCTGTTTGACCAGTAAGTCTTGTGAATGCATCTTCTATCTCCTGCTTAGTTTCAGGAGTAGTAAATCTACCTGATACTACGTGGTACGCCTCGTGATATACTGTACCTTCTTGTGCTAGATCTGATAGTAATACTCTAGCAGCATTTAAAGTTCTACCATATGACTTACCATCAATAAGTCCGTCTATTACTTTGATTGGTATGTTAGGAAACTTACCTTCAAACCATGCTATCTCTGCAGGTATGTTAGCAGCTTTGTATTGTTCTGTAACTTCAGAAGCTAACAAGTCTTGTACTTCAGGTCCCATAGTAGGATCTTCCATCTGCCCACCGAACTTAGCTAATATGTCTACAGTAGACGGAGCTTGCTTTGATTCGGAGTCTTGTGCACTGTACGCTTCTAGTATAGCCTGATCCACACTAGTAGGATTAGTCTGTTTAGCAGCATCTACTTTTGGTGGAACTATAACATTCTTTTCTGAGATTTCAAATCCAGCGGTAAGGCCAGGGCTTACTTCTTTTATTTTAGATACAGCGCCCATAAATGATAAATCTTTCTGAGCATTATAGAAGTCAATAATCTTTACAACATTAGTGTCAACATCATCACTCTTAACAATTATCTTGTTATCATTACCTTTACTTATCTCATAGGTTCCTATAAGTGAGCCATCCGCTTTGGTAACAGTAAGATTGTAGTCTTGTCCAACTACCATATCAGGAGTATCAAGACCGGTGTCTTCTTGTGCTCCTTCAGTAAGGTCTGTAGGTGCATCTGTTTTTGCTACAGGAGTAATAGGAGACTGCTGAGCTACAGATTGACCATAGTCATACTTTAGGTATGTTCTCTTTATCTGTGTATTGTTTACATCTTTAGACATTGGAACTATACCTGTAGTAAGTGGAGGTGTGGTGCCATCCTCTCTTTGTAGGAACAGATAGTCATTGTAGCTATCATATGTAACACCAGGTTGTGTACCTTCAGGTGTTACAACTACAGATGTGTATGGCTTATTAGGCTTGTTTAAAAGGCTCTTATCTATGTTGTGATTCTTTGTAGCTAAGAACTCTTTTAACAATTGTACGTTTGCTTCGTTATATATATCTACAGTTGTACTGATTGGATTCCCATCAGCGTCAGTGCTGTTAACTACATCAGCTGGGGCGTTTGGATCTAGACTTCTTATATCTATCTTATTACCGCCAAAGTTTAGGTATGTTACATCGCCTTCTCTTGCTGCATATATCTCAAATGACTTAGAGTTAGGACTGTCTGTAGCTCTTCTGTTAAATCCAATTAAACTATTAAGGTATGGACGAACTTGAACATCAGTGCCTTCTATAATGTTGGCAGCAGCTGCAACATCTTTATCAGTTGAATGTAGCTTTGTACCATATGCTGCAAGTATTTGTACAGCAGTTTCTATTTCTGTATCAGTAAGTGTTCTAGTTTCTAGTGGTACCGGGTAGCCTTTGTGCGCCGCATATGGCATACCTCTAACTACCTTATACTTATTACCACCTTCTTGTATAGTTGTAAACCCATCAGGACCTGTTACACCTGTGGCTATATTAACTTTTATTTTCTTAAGTTTCTTTTCATCATTTGTTATTCTACCTAGAGCAGCACCCTTTACGTAGTTACCATCTGCGTCTTTCTGCATAACAGCGGTGCCTCTACCTTTACCTGAAATTCTAAACGACACAGGCCCTCTAGACAATAAAATCTTTTTTCTAGAAACTTTATATGCCTCTGTAAGAATATCAAACTGAGCTTTGTTGTCTTCGTTTACACCAGAAAACTTACTACCATCTTCATTGGGCAATAGTTGTTTTGTGTATATAAGTCCGCCATCCTCTGATCTAACATATTTTTTATTTACTTTGTCGTAAACTGCCAGTACTATATCAGCGTTTTCCGGTGTAGCTTCTGAACCTGTAAAGAATTCGTCTTGGTTTAATGCATCTATGTCTTTCTGCTCTAAACCTGCACTTTCTACATTTCCTCTGTGGAATGCACGAAGTTCATACTTATCATTTCTTATATCAGTAGGTAGTATACTGTCAACAAACTTAAAGAATCTTCTTTGGTCTAAAGACATGTTCTCCTCACTGGTATCCTCAAACTTATTCTCTACGTCTATACCACCAGTCTTACCATATCCTATATCAAATGCATTAGGTTTAGTATGTGTCTTATCTTCATTAGAAATAAAGTCAGCTGTTCTACTAGGACCATCTATTGTTACAGCCTCATTAGATTTAGGAGCTGGCGCAATTACACCCCTGCCCATCACCTGGTCGTATACTCTACCTTCTTCTATAACTATAGCTGAGAGCTTCTTCTGTAAGGCGTTATAGTTTGTACCAAATATAATACTACGCTGTACTTTCTCCATGCCTTTGTATTTATTATCTAAGGCATCAATCATAGCTGCTTCTCTTTGCTTAGCGGCACGCAATGTTGTTTCTAGTTTTTCTAGCTTCTCTTCTGTGGCAAAGAACTCGTCCTCCAAGAACCTTTGATCTTCTCTTTTCTTATACAAGTCCTGGAACTCAGAATACATCTTTGGTCTATTTACCAATAGATCTGCAAACTCAGGATATTGATTAGCTAGATCAGCTTGTTCATTAGAAAACTCTATAAACTTAGCAGCATCTAGAGGATTTGCTCCTGGATATGTTTCTTTGAATTTTGTATATGCATTGAAGAACCTGTCTTCCATAAGTATATCCTTCAGCACATCATAATAATTCTTTGCTTTTTGTGCACTATCTTCAAGAACAGCTATCTGATCCATCAACTCTTCTAAAGCCTGCTCAGTTCTACTTATAGATCCTTGAGCATTTGTATCTAACTCAGTTCTAGTTGACAGCTTAACGCTACCATCAGGCTGTAAGGTGGTGCCTGATATTCCTAATTGTTGTAGGCCTTGTTCTTTTAGTTGTTTTTCTAACTCAAGTCTATCTTCCATAGGAAGCATAAATGCAGACTCAGTCTCTTTCAACATCTGATCTAGGAACTTAGCATTCTCTTTTATAAGCTCCGCGTCTTCTTGCAGTTTATCTCTCTTTTCACCAAGCTCTTGATACAGGGACTCTGCCAGCATCATATCACTCTCTAGTTGGTTTATACTTACAAACCTACCTTTTTCATCACGACGAGTTTCATATCTCTTAAGCTGGGCTCTCATAGCCTCAGCTCCATAGTTCAGTCTTTTATCTAGTTCCTCTATTTCTTTCTGTATCTCTACTAGTCTTGAGGTATCAGTTTTCTGTATTCTTTCTATAGCCTCTGCTACTTTACGTCTTTCTATTGCATTCTGATTTAGTATAGATACGCCAGGTCTATAATCACCATTTGACATAATATCATCCATTGATATTTTGTCATTAGCATCTTTTACATTATATAAGGTAGTCGGATCTAAGAATCTATAGAACTTTTCTTTACCGTCTTTGCCTAATATTCCAACTTCGTTCTCTCTGTTTTCATTATAGAACCTTACTTTATCATTCTCTCTAACAGCTTGCTGAGTTGCTACTGCCTGGCGCTCAGCTTCTTCCTTATTATAGTCGTCCATGTAGTACTCAATCTGCTGGAACGCCTCTCTCTGACCTTCAGGGTCAGTCAGATTATTATATAAATCAATAAACTGCTCACGTCTAGCTCTAAGCATTCTAAGATCTCTAAGTGTGGAAAGCATCTCTTCTTGAGATTCTGTTTTAGCAGCTTCGTTAGGATTATTATTTATAAACTGATTCATAATGTCAGCATCCTCACGAGTGTTCTGACCAAAACCATTTAAAGCACTTTGTTGCAGGGCATCTCTTGCAACTTCTAACTCCGCTCTAGCTTCTGGTGATAGTTTGTCAGGACTACTGTCTTCTAATGTATCATCCTTTCTAAGCACATCCTCTATCTGTTGTAACTCCCTATTGACTGTAGGAGCCTTTTGACTATATGCAGCATCAAAATCTATAGTAGTACCAGCTAGCTCGTTTACTCTTTTTTGTAAATCAGCTTCTCTTAAATCTACATTGTCTGCTACAGCTACTGCATGTGTTAGCATGTCTCTTACCTCTTTTGAATACTGCGCAAACTTTGGGTTATTGTTTATCTGATCATGGGCCTTCTTTATCTTCTTAGCCTTTTCTATTGCAGAATCTACTACTTTATTCTTTCTATCAGTAAGTTCTTGCTCAGTCATAGTAGAGGTATCGTAGCCCATATCTCTTGCAAACTGTTCATTACTAGATTCTCTAACAGCCTCAAAGTCTTCCATTACATGCTCAAACAATCCAGCCTGTATTCTAGAATCTACATAGCTATACATCTGATCATTCTCTGCATTTTTATATGCAAACATGTTTTGTTCTGCTAACGCCGCATCCATCTCCTGCTGTAAGTTTGTAGCTTTAGAGAAGTTCTCGAAGTTAGTCTGCATGTTCTTTATAGTAGCAGCCGCATTAGGGTTTTTATTTAGATAATCTACTAATCTATCTGTACGTCTTCTCTTATCCTTCTGCTCTCTGATGGCACCTGCGATACCCCCTTGTATTTCAAACTGTCTTTTACCAGTAGTTTGAGACTTAGCATATGTAGGTATACCCATAGCACCTAGCAAGAACCCTAAACCTATTTCTTTCTGTGTATCTTTAGCTCCGTACGTTTCTATGAATGTATCATCCAAAGATCTTATCAAGTCTAATGCTGCGTTAACACCATGAGGTCTATCCTTTTTAGAATAGTACTCAGCTGATGCGTGCCTACCTGCATTACTTAACCATGACTGTCCACCTTCTTCTACAAAACCTTCGTAGAATGGATTCTTAAGAGCGTGGTATGCAGCACTAACGTACTTACCTTTACCCATAGATCTATATGCTGCTCTATAAGGAGCTGCTACTTGCTTCCCTGCATCTCTTATGATCTTTCCAAAGCTTCCAGACATAGAACGTGCTCCAGGTCCAAATATTTTTGGGAACTGTAGCATGTTACCACCACCTACAAGAGCGAGGTTAGTTGTAAATACAGAGTTAGCTGATTGTGTAGCTAGGTCTTTTATAAAAGCTAGCTCTTCATCTGTAGGCTGTCTTCCATTCTTAGAAACAAAGTCCTCTACACCGTCTTTTACTACACTGTCTAAGTGATGTCTTGCTTCTACACCTGCCTCATACCCAGCACCTGTAACAAGCTGTCTCATTACCTTGGATGCACTCCTAGCTTTTTGCATAGCTGATAGCCCTCCACGAGTTAGCCTGGCAGCATCACCCATCTTATCAGTTGTCTTTGCAGTTTTACCTGCAATTTTAAATATCTTTTTTGCTTTTGATAGCAAGCTTGCAGTTGCTACAGCTTGTGCAGGAGCTGCGCCACCAAAACTTGCAGCGGTAGTAGCTGTCAAAGCCGCCTCTGTTAGGATAGCACCTGCTATAAAAGATAGCCCATTAGTAAAATCATTTGCCCAGAAGTTCCCTGTACCTAAGCTTTTAAAAAACCCTAAGTCTCTTTCTTCTTTTGCTATATAGTTAGGTAAGTTGTAGTCTAAGGCTTCGTTTATATCATCAAGACCACGTGTAAACTCATTATCAAATACAGACTTAAAAGAGTCTGCTGCATCAGCGTCTGTCATTGCATACTTACCCAAACCATGCAAACTTGTAAATATAGTTCCTATACCACCAACTGTAGCTGTAGCAGTTTTACCAGCTAGTTTACCTACAGCGTTACCCCACTCTGTAGCATTGCTTTGACCATACGCAGCTAGATCTGTAAGGTCATCATTCTCAATATTAATTGGGGCTCTTAGAAAGTCTGGAGTTTCATATAGCTTTGCAGCTCCCTCTGAAGCATCTTCAAATAACTTTTGATCTGCAGATGTTCTACGAGTAAGACCCATAAAGCTTTGACCTTCAACTGGATCTACGTCCAACGAAGTCTCAGCCTCTTTTGCTTTTGTTAACCCCTCTTCTAAACCTGTATCTTTATCTATCTCAGATTTAAACTCCATTAAATTTTTTAGTATACCCATGTTATAGTCCTAATAGTTTTGGATCGTATGTTGTGCTAAAGTAACTTTTTTCTATAGCCTTATACTGATTGTGTTTTGGATGATCTTGATTACTCTCTATTTCTCTAAGCTCACTTAAACTGCTTATACCCATTTGAGTTCCAATCAAATTTAGTAAATTATTTTCTATGTTAATTAAATTAGTTAACGTGTAGGCAGCTAAAGCTTGTTGTTTTGATGGAAGTTTTTTATGATCAAACGCCATAGGATCTTGTACCATTTGCATAATAGTGCTCATATCAAATCCTGCTCGAACTAGTGGAGCTAGTTGCTGCTGTTGTTTTTTATTATTAAAGTCAGCAAACGTCATTTCACCATGAATTAAAGCATCATAGTCCCCTTCATTACTTTCAAACTGCTGTGAAATTCCTAAACTCTCTGCAATGCTAGACATAAGATCATGATGTTTTGCACCTTCACTAACATTTTTAGGTTCCACTGTGTAGAATTTACCTTTATAGTTTAATGTTAAAGTTGCCTGCGTGCCTGTAAACATATCGGGCATAGTAAGTCCTGCAAATGTTGCACCGCCTTCTGTTCCAACGCTTTCTATTATTTCTTCCATATCGTTTGTGCTAGCAAAAGTACCATCTGCTCTCAAAAAGCTAAAGTCATTCATAGATAGTTGGCCTCTCATCACATTATTTACTTTATTAAGTTCTGAAGAACCTTCAGGTGCAAAAGCTATTCTATCTGAAGTTTTAATTGAAGCTGTATTAGTATGATGCTCATATAACTCATCCCCGCCTTTATCTTTATGTATAGTATAATATTGTTCAGCAATCTTTTCAATATTAGCTAAATCATCCTGAGTGTAGTTAGTGCCAAACATGTCATTAATATCATTAATACCTTTTCCTAGTTGAAGCATTAAATTCTTAAGCTCACCTTTACGCCCTAGCATTGGAGATCTTACATTTCTAAAGCTAGTACGAGTAAATAGAGTGTTATCTGCAGTATAAATAGATCTCTTAACGTCTCCACCAAAAGCTCTATCAGTGCCAAAGAATGATTGATCTGCAACCAACTCCATAAGCAGTGGTTCTATAACCTGATACTTAGAGTTGTCACCCTTAAATAAACCTTGCATTAGCTTGTAAGCATTTTTTGCATCTTTACCTGCACTCTTCATAGAGTTAGCGAACATGTTGGTACGCTTATTAGTTATGTTAGCTAGCTGTATCTGAGCATCTCTTTTCTCTTCATTAGTTTTTGCATCTCGCATTGCATTTAACGCTGCAGCATAATCCTTTTCCACTTGCTCGAATGTGCCCATACCTGCATCAATAGCACTGTTACCTGGTAGTACCATTACATTACTAAGATCTCCAAACCCTGATGCACCGCTTTGCTCTGGAGCCTGCATATAAGAAGGAACCATACCTACCTGCTTCTCAGCTACATCTCTCATGCTTTGTACTATACTGTTGTATGCTTCTTCTTGACTTAGCCCGTCAAGCTGTGTAAGCTTTTTTAGTTCTTGTTGTCCTTCTGATGTTGATATGTATTCTTCTAGTAAACCTTCAGCTATTCTATCAGCTTTAGCACCACTAACACCCGTCCATCTTTCTAGCAGTCCTAAAATATCACTAGGACCTAGTTCTGATCCAGACTTAGCAATGCCTTGTAGCATCTGTTGCTTCTTAGCATCATAGTCCATCATTAACTCTGTACCACCGTGGTATATATTACGAGTCATAGAACCATCTTCATTTTGATAAAAAGATTTGTGTGCATCAAAAGCATGCCCAATTATTTCTCCAGTCTCTTCATCTCTAACCACGTTGAAGTCTAGCACTTTTCTACCAGTCTTCATCTCTATCTCACGAGCAGCTTTTATCTCTGCCTGTCTATTTGCATAAGATTGTGACGCTAGCTTAAGTCCTTCATTCATAGCAAAGTCTTGAGCAATACCATCTACAATAGCACCAGAGTTTTCGTAGTCTCCTACCATAACTGTGTTTGCCATCTTATCATTTATATCAGCTATAGCATTATCCTTTATATACTGATCGCCACCACCCACTTGAACGCCAGCTAAGCTTCTCTCTACTAAGTCATGCTTCTGCTTGTTATTATCATAACGCTGTCTTAGTAATTGATTTACTTGTACACTTTGTGGGTCTACGTATTGAGATACATAAGGTGTAAGACTATATTTACTATACTTGTTTGCCATAATTAAATATATTTTTTAACTCCGCCGTACATAGCGCTTTGTTGCTCTTGCTGATTCTTAAGCATTTGCATGTAGTAATCCTGAACTGCCTTCTTATACTCTGCACTGCTCGGATCTAGACCAAGACTATCTTGTACCATCTTTCCAATCTGCTCTCTTGTATATACACCCGTGCCTCCAGAGATAGCTCGTGCTAATCTTTCTTGAGCATCATACTTAAGCCTATCAGTATTCATAGTAGCCATAGATTTAAACGCATTGTCTAACGCCATCAACTTTCTATCTTCTACTGCAGCATCAGCAGATCTGTTAAACTCATCAGTATACATAGCATTCTTTATGTTGTTTAATCTAGCTTGCTGGTTAGCCATCTTAGTTTGCATAGCTATTTGAGCTTCTTGATTACCAATCTCAGTGTTTACTCTAGATTCTTGTGCAGCAATCTTTAAATCGCCAGTCTGCTTACGTCCATAAGCTGCCATCTTAGCAATGATACCAGCTGGTCCAATACCACTAGTCTCAATAAATCTGTTCATAGCCCTAGCGTCAGCTGCATTCTGAGCACGCTCTGTGTTATAACTTACTCTATCTAATCTTTCAGCTCTTATGTTATTAACCTTTCCAGGTTCAGACATGTACTTAGGCTTAGTAGCAAATGCTGCGGCTGCAGGTATAAGCTGACCTATCTGTGCTGCACTTGTAAGTAGATCACTGTTCTTTAAACCTTTCTTAAACTGATCTTTAAGGTACTCACCCCTAGGTAATACTCTCTTCTTTTTCTTTTGATTATCATCATCTTTCAAGTCATCAGGCAACACAGCCGGTATTAACTTAATCTCAGACTCTGGAAGATCTATCTTATCAATTGTCTTAGGCTCAATATACTCTATAGTCTCTTCTTTTCTTTTATTAGTGTTAGTAGTAGTAGACTTCTTTTCCTCTTTCTTTTCCTCTTCAGGTTTTACATACACACCATTTTCAGCATCCCATATATACCCCTGATTTATCATATTAAAATGCTCTTCTCTTTGTCTACGAGCTTCATCAGTCATAAAACTTTGTGTTTCATCATCCCAGGACACAGGACTGTCTACAGTATTATATGAGGTTTGTGTAAAGTCCATAAACTCTCCTCCCTTATCATACATATTGTATCCACCTGCTCCTAGTTTTACAGCATTAGGATCTCTACCTGCTTTATCTTCTTGTAGCTTGGCTAGAGCATCAACATCTCTTTGACTTCCACCATTCTTTAGTATCTCTTTATGTCTCTGTGCAAATGACTTACCTCCCATCTTTAAGTGTTGTGAGAAGAAGTAGTCTCTTTTACCGCCCTTCTTAGCTATAGTAACTTGATCCATAGTCTCTCCACCTTCTACTTCAGTCATAGGATCTACCATGATACCACCCTCATCGTGTGATTGCCCTTTAAACTCTACAGCATCAGATCCTGGTATAGGATTCATGCTACCGCCCGGTAGCTGTACACCACCCATTTGATAGTAACCACCGTACTTGGCTACATCAGTACCAAAGTCAAAGCCTGAGTACTCTTTAGACTTCATTTCCTCTGTTCGTCTTTTTGCTCCTATTCTTCCTAACTCTCTCTTCTTTTTATCTTCAGCTTTTCCTTCTTCTCTTCTAGCTTTACCTCTTTGTATAAGTCCTTTACCTAAACCGTATATAGCTCCACCTACAACACCGGCCGCCGTACCTACAGGACCTAGTGTTGATCCCATTAGTGCTGCAGTTGTCATGGCTGCACCAATACCTGTACCAATACCTGATAAAGCTGAACCAGTTGTCTCTCCTACATTCATTGTAGTAGCATCTTGATCATCAGATGCCATCTTAATACCTTCACCTGCAAGTGATGCAATAGCTCCAACGCCACCCATACCTATACCTGCTCCTGCTCCGGCAGCAGTGCTAGTTGTAGCCTGTGCTAACTGGGCAGTTCCTTCTTGTGCAGCTTTCATACCTGCAGTTTGTACACCTGTAACTACT